GTGTCACTAGGTTTACTACTCTTCACTGCTCCAGGCCATTCATAACTAAAATCGCTGTTGCAATATCCTATGTATGCTTGTCTAATGTATGTAACAAAATCTGACGAAACTGCTAATCTAACTTTGCCTAGTTCACTTTTAATTAAGACTTCGTTATGTTGTGAAGCATTAGGTTTTAATGCTAACTCGTAAATTTTATCAACAGTAACAACGTCTAAAACCATATTCTTTTTACATTTTATTTTTTGAATATCACCCTCAACCTCGACTAGATAATGTCCAATAGAACAACTTCCCGATGTTTGCCAATTACCCTTTTCTATGAAATCTCTAAAAGACATCTTCTCATTCCACTTTTTAGGTTCTTTATATAAAATCTGTCTACAATATGCACTGAAAACTTCATTATCTGCACTCCAAAAATGAGGAGTGTTATTCTGTGCCAATAATCTTACTTCTTCACCATAATCAAATCCTTCAAAAGGTAAAGTCCTATATCCACTCACTCCACTACATTCTACATACATTTCCCATCCCGGTAACATAACATTGTTGACTTTTATAGCATCAGATACTAATTTGAAGATATTTGTCATATCTTCTAAACTGCCACTAAAAGTGCCCAAATCATTAAAAAAATCAAACCAAACTTTAGAAAAAATAAAAGAAAAAATAATTATATTACAAACAGTGATATAATCGAAAAAAGTATTTAACAAACTTTGGAAAATATAAACATATTCATCATAATAAGATTTGTTTTTAATCATTAAAAAATAAATATCATTATAACGCAAGCGACGCAAACCAAGGTTAGTTTTATTCCTTGGGGGCCACACCTCCTGAGCTGTTTCATCAGTTGTAGGTATGGCTTGGTCTAAGAACTTTAAGGGTTTTAAACAATAACCCTTTTTTAACATTTTGTATTTGACATAAGTTTTGAAACTTCCCCAATCATCAAACTTCTTTGGTGTTGGGAGAGGTTCATTATTGCTGACTTCTTCCAGAAGTGCTAGAAAGGAATCTAATCTTAGCCCAATGATAGCACTTGCCAAAGAAAGTCTAGGAGTTATAGAGTTTGGCTCTCCATAACTCCCTGCGAGTTTAAAGATGATACATTTTTTAAGTTATCTAATGAACTTGGATTATTAGTTTCATTGCTAGTTGTAGAATAAAAATCATAAACATCAACTGTGCCGGAAATCGGCATGATTGGATTTTCACTCTTATTAAATGTCATTGTTGTAGCAGGGAGATGGACAATCCCACCAAACCATTGCTGAACCGTATTTCTTAC